CATGCCTAACCCGACCCCGGCGGCTAACCAACCGACCGAACTGGATGCCCAGGCCGCAATGCAGGCCGGCATCAAAGCCGAATCCGACCGCCGCAGCGGCATTAAAGCCGCGTTCGCCAAATTTGCCCACGTCGCTGGCGTGGCAGCTCTGGCCGAACAGTGCGAATCCGACCTGAGCTGCAGCGTACAGGCGGCCGGCGAAAAACTGCTGGCGCATCTGGCCAAAGGCACAGAGCCGGTGGCGCACGTTGTAGTAGTAGAGGACGAGCGCGACAAGGCCCGCGCCGGCATCAGCAACGCCATCATGGCCCGCGCCGGTCTGGCCAAGCAAGACACCGCCAACCCGTATCGCGGCTACAGCCTGACCGAGCTGGCCCGCGCCTCGCTGGAAAAAGCCGGCACCAAAACCGGCCACCTGGACAAAATGAGCCTGGTGGCCGCGGCGTTTACGCACTCCACCAGCGACTTCACCAACCTGCTGGCCAACGTCGCCAACAAATCGATGCTCAAGGGCTATGAAGAGGCCGAAGAGACCTTCAAGCTGTGGACCGCCAAAGGCACGCTCACCGACTTCAAGCCGGCCAAGCGTGTGGACATCGGCGCCTTCCCGGCGCTGGCGCAAGTGGCTGAAGGCGCCGAGTACAGCTACGGCACCGTTGGCGACCGCGGCGAAACCATCCAGCTGGCCACCTACGGCAAGATGTTCAGCATCACCCGTCAAGCCATCATCAACGACGACCTGGACGCATTCACCAAAATCCCGATGCGCATGGGCCGCGCCGCGATCCGCACCGTCGGCAACCTGGTCTATGCGGTGCTGACCGGCAACCCGAACATGGCCGATGGCGTGGCGCTGTTCCACGCCAACCACGCCAATCTGCTGACCGGCGCCGCCATCAGCACCACCAGCGTCGACGCGATGCGCGTGGCCATGGCCAAGCAGGCCGACACCAACACTAACGCACTCAACATCCGCCTGGGTTACCTGATTGTGCCGGTAGCGCTGGAAGGCACCGCGAAGGTGGTGCGCGATTCCGAATTCGAAGTGGGAGCGTCCACCCGCAACAACACCGTGCCGAACACGGTGCGCGGCACTTTCGACGTGATCAGCGACGCCCGCCTCGACCTGGTCAGCGCCAGCAACTGGTTCGGCGCCGGCAACCCGTCGATTTTCGACACCATCGAAGTAGCCTATCTGGACGGCGTTGAAACCCCGACGCTCGAACAGGAAAAAGGCTGGAACGTCGATGGCGTCGAATTCAAGGTGCGGCTGGATGCCGGCGTGAAAGCGCTGGATTACCGCGCACTGGCGAAAAACCCGAACTAAGCCGACTGACTGAGCAAGCCGCCCGCCACGCGGGCGGCAGGCCAAGCGACAAGGAAAAGCATCATGACTACAAAATTCGTGCAGCCCGGCGAAGTGATCGACTACACCGCCGGCGCCAACAAAACCAGCGGCCAGCCTGTGCTGATCGGCACCAGGCTCGGCGTGTGTCTCGCCGACATTGCCAATGGCAGCACCGGCCCGGCTGCCATGAGCGGCGTATACACCGTGACCAAGCTCACCGCCGACGTCGTCACTCAGGGCGCCGCGTTGTATTGGGATAACGGCAATAGCCGCCTGACCACCACCGTGGGCAGTAACGTCTACGCCGGCTATGCGTTTGCAGCCGCCAGCGGCAGCGTCAGCACCGTCAACATCAAGCTCAACGGCTGATCATGGCCACGCCGTTCGCCGCGCTCGAAACCCGCCTCAACACCGCCGCCCAGAGCCGGCTTGCCAACGCGCAAGCCAGCATCAACGGCGGTGCGGCGATTGCCGGGTTTTTCGATCAGCGGGCGGCGGATGTGCTCAGCTATGCACAAGGGGTGCAGCCGCAGTTTCAATGCCCGGAGTCGCTGGTCGGCACCGCGCTGGAAGACGACGCCATCGAGATCAGCAACGATGCATCCGTCGTGCTGTTCAGCGGCCGCGTGTCGCGCATCGTGCCGGACGGCACCGGCTGGCTCACGCTGAGCCTGCAGGAGCTGTGACATGGCCCACGCCCGCACGCAAATCCGCGCTCAGGTGATCGCAGCCCTGGTGGGCCTGCCCACCACCGGCAACCGCGTGTACCCCGGCCGCAGCCTGCCGCTTGACCCCGATCGCGTCGGCGGCCCCGGCCTGCTGGTGTATTGCGGCAACGAAGAAATCGAAGCCGTCACGCTCCACACCCCAAGGGTCGAAGAGCACTCGCTGCTGCTGCACCTGCGCGGCGTGGTCAAGGCCGGCAGCAATCTGGAAGACCTGCTCGACCAGATCGCGCTGGAAGTGCAACGCGCCATGGCGCAGCAGCTGCCCGACACGGAGCTGATTACGCTGCAGGTGGACGAAGACGACACGCTGGAAAAGCCGTGCGGGCTGATCACGCTGACGTATCGAATGAAATATCACATCCACGCCGACGCGCCGGATGTGTTGTTGTGAGGCAAGTATGACGCATACAGCAGAGCTACCGGCATGCTTTGAAGTGATCGACCTGCATCGTCGTTACACGAAGGCAGAGATGGAGCGGCTTAGCCAATATCCGTTGCCTGGTTATGAAGGGTTGAAATTTATTGCCGTGCAGCGACCGGAAGAAGCGGAAGCCTGTTACATCATTGACCCCAGTAACTTTGGCGACTCATCTGATTGGAAATACGCATGAGCGAAACCAGTAAAACCCTGCACGAAACCATGATCCGCGCCGCCAAGATGGCGCTCGCGGCGTGGGAAAAATGGCTGGCGGGCCAAACCGCCAAATAAACAACCGGCCTGCAGCCCCGCACCCGCCGCGCTGCACGCCTTACGAAACACCCATCCGGGCACGCTGACTTGCCGCGCCGATATCGGCCCCGCCAGTTGATTTGCCTCCCCGGTTTTATCCGGAGAGCAAATCCATGGCAAACGTTCGCAAATGGTCCAATGTGGCCATCGCAATGCAATCGGCGCTGGGCAGCGCATTGACGATCTACGGCATCACCCTCGGTGCCACCGCAACTGTAACCAGCACCGCACACGGCCTGAGCAACGGCGACTATGTGTTGCTGAGCGTGCAGGGTATGCGTCAGGTAGATGGCCGGATTTTCCGCGTATCGTCTTCGACTACCAATAACTTCGTGCTCGAAGGCGAGGACACCACCGCCTACGACGCATTCAGCTCGGGCTCCTGCCAGAAGATCACCTTCGGCACCTCGATCACCACCGCCACCACCGTCAACGGTTCGGGCGGCGATTTCGACTTTATCGACACCACCACCATCCACGGCAACGCGAAAACGCAAATCCCTGGCCTGGCCAATCCGGCCACCTATTCGTTCGAAAACATCTGGGATGTATCCGATGCCGGTTTGCGAGCCATGAAAACTGCATCCGATTCGCAGGCCCAGCGCTGTTTCAAGTTCACCTTCGGCACCGGCGGCCAGATAATGCTGTTCAACGGCTACGTCGGCGCCTCGCTGCTGCCAGGCGGCTCGGCACAAGACAAGGTGACCACCCAGACCACCGTCACCATGTTCGGCTCGCCGACCTATTACGCGAGCTGATAACCCATGAGCAAACTCGCCGACAAAATGCGCAAGGCGCGCGAAGTGCGGATAGAGGTGCGCGAGCATGTATTCATCGCGCTGCGCCCCACCGACCTGGACATGCTCGAATTCCGCGACGGCATCACCCCGCGCACGCTGCTGCGCTTCGTGACCGGCTGGGAAAAAGTCAGGGAGCTTGATCTGCTGCCGGGGGGCGACCCGCATCCGCTGGATTTCGACGCCGAGGCCATGGTCGAGTGGGCTGCTGACGACCCAGAGATTTTTTCCGCGCTCATCAACGGCATCACCGGCGCTTATGCCGAGCACCAGCAGAAGCGCGCCGACGCGAAAAAAAACTGACGGACTGGCTCGAAGCGCTGCAGCTGCCCTTCGAGCCGCCCCCGTGCCCGGCCGACATCCGGCCAGTAGTGCGGGCATGGAATCTGATGGGCGGGCAGATCGACTGGTCTGCCTTGCCGATTGTGGCAGAGCTGATCGGCTTTACCGATCTGGAAACCCTGCTGGACCAACTGTGCGCCCTGCGCGACCGGAACACCGATGGCGAATGATGTAAAAATCGTACTCACGGCGCAAGATAAAGCCAGCAAGGATATTGACCGCGTAACGGGTCGAGTCGAAGCGCTGGAGAAAGCGTCGTCGCTCGTCGCGTCCCGCATGGCTGCAGTCGGCGGGGCGATTGCTGGCGTGGCCTCTATTGCCACCGGTCTGGCGCTGTCGAAGCAGTTTATCGACATGGCCGACTCGATGGCGCTGCTGCAGTCGCGGGTCAAGCTCGCCACCAGCGGTGCCGCAGAATTTGCCCAGGTACAAGCCGATCTGTTTGCGTTGGCGCAGCGCAACTCGGTCAGCCTTGAAGAAGTCTCCGGCGCATTCTCACGCCTGTCCGACCCGGTCAAACGGCTGGGCGGTAGCTCGAAAGAGACCATCGGCATCATCGATGCGCTGTCGAAATCGCTGCAGATCAGCGGCGCCAGCTCGCAAGAATCCGCCGCAGCCATCGCGCAGTTCGGTCAGGCCATGGGCAGCGGCAAGCTGCAGGGCGACGAATTCAAGTCGCTGGCCGAAGCCGCGCCGCGGTTCATGAAGGCCATCTCCGAAGGCTCCGGCATCGCCGCCGAAAAGCTGAAAGACATGGCCTCCGAAGGCAAGCTGACCGCAGACGTAGTCGGCAACGCCTTGCTCAAATCGCTGGGCAAACTCAACACCGAAGCCGCACAGATGCCCGACACCGTCGGGCAGGCCATGACCCGCCTGAAAAACGAAGTCGCCAAAGCGGTGGACGAAATCAACCAGGCCGGCGGCATCAACACCGCCCTGGCCGGCATGGTCGGCGACACCGCCGCGCTGATCGCGCCGATCAAGCAGGAGATGATCGAGGCGTTTCAGGCTGTCGGCGGGTGGATTGACCGAAACCGCAGCGACCTGGACGGATTGTTCGGCACGATCAAGGCGATCGCCGGCGACGTCTGGCGAATGGCCGGCTACGTGTGGGACATGGCCGAAGCCTTCGCCGGGGTTGTCGGTTGGGTCTTTGAAGCGGTCGGTGGGCTTGGAACGGTAAAAACAGCGCTGGAATCAGCGCGGCTGCTCGTCGCCGGAATAGAGGACGGCTTTACCGCCATCGGCGCGGCGCTGGTCAAGGTCGGCGCTTGGCTTATCGATCGATTGGCCGAGCCTTTGGCCGACATCATGGAGTCGTATGGAAAGTTTCTGGAAACGATCGGCAGCAGCAGCGCCGACTGGTTCCAGCAGACTGGTCGGTCCATCCGCGCGACAACCGAAAGCGCTCATCAGTACAGTGCCACAGTTTATAAGGCATTTGCAGACGGCGAGACAGCCGTGGGGCGCCTCAATGCAGAGTTGGCAGCTGCAGAAAAAGCCCAGGCCGCAGTCGGCTCTGCCGCCAAGAAAACTGGGGAGGCGCTAACCGGGCAGGCAAAAGCGGCCGCTGCGGTCGCTGCTGGTTTCGGCCCGCTCAAGAACAAGAATTCATCGCCGAACACCGATAAAAAACCCGCCGGCGCCGACCCCTACCAGCAACTGCTGGATTCGCTGCGCAAGCGAGTCCACGCCACTGAACAGCTGAACGAGCTGGAAAAGCTCAACATCGAGCTGCAGGAGAAAAAATACGCCCGCCTGTCGCCGCTGCAGAAGGCCAACCTGCAGGCGATGGCGATGCAGATCGACGCCAGCCGGCTGGCTGCGCGTTACGCCAAGCAGGATGCAGAGGACGAAGCCAAGCGCGTCAGCGCCGCGCAGCGATCCGGGCAGGCCATGGCCGACGAAACCCGGGCCATCTGGGACAAGGTCGAGGCAGAAGTCGATGCCGCCGCCGCCATCGGCAAATCCAGATCCGAAATCGAGGCGCGCACGCTGGCGCTGATGCAAGAGCAGCTGGCCTGGCGCGAGGCGCTTGACCTGCAGGACGAAGAAACCGCGCAGCTCAAGCGCAAAATCGCTGCGCAGAAGGCGATGATTGCAGCCGTCCGCAACACCGAATCCACTCAGGCTGCCGCCGACGCCAGCAAAGCCGCCGTCGAGGCCGCCAAAAAGGCGGCAGAGGATGCCGCCGCCGAATGGCAGAAAACCGTCGACCGCATCGACCAGACCTTCCACGACGGTTTTGTCGGGATGATGGAAAAAGGCAAGGCCGACTGGGAAAGTTTCGCCGACAGCATCGCCAACACCTTCAAAACCGCCGTCGCCGACGAAATCTACAAGATGACGCTCAGGCCACTGGTGCTGAACGTCGTCGGTTCGTTCTCCGGCGCTGGCGCCGGGACTGCAGGCAGTGGCGCGACCGGCGTGATGGGAGTGGTTTCGAACGTCAGCAACGCCTACAACGGCATCAGCAGCGGCATCACCAACGCCGCCTCGTCGTTTGCTACCAGCGGCATGGGCCAGTACCTCGGGCTGTCGACTACCGCCGCCATGGGGCCACCCACCGCAGCCGGCGTAATGGGCGGGCCGGCCACCGTGATGACCGGCGCTGGCAGCACCCTATCGGCTGTCGCGGCGCCTGCCACTGCTGCGCTGATTGGCACATACCTGATGGCCGAAATGGCCAAGGCCGGCTGGGGGATGGACAACAACCGCAGCGCTGGCGGGGCGTATGCGTCCAACCCGTATCTGTACACGGCCTATCAGGCCGGGTCGCGTCTGTTTGGCCATAACCGCAACATCAGCACCGACGCCGGCGGTATTCAGGGGGTGTTCGACACCTCCGGGTTTACCGGCGACCGCTGGCAGCAATTTAGCCAACGCGGCGGCACGTTTCGCAGTGACAAGCGCTGGACCGATACAGTTGAGCTTGATTCGGATATCGACAGCTATCTGGACAGTCTCATGCGCCAGACAGTCAGCCAGCTGCAGGCCATTGGCAAAACGCTCGACGTAGAAACCGTACGCGCCGTAGAGGGCTTCTCGCACCAGTTCAGCTTACAGCTGTCGGAAAACGGGTCGTGGGAAAAGGCCGGGGAAAAAATTGCCGGAGAAATGGCGAAGGTCAGCGATGAATTGGTCAAGTCGCTGGTGCCCGGATTGGCGGACTTGTCGTTGTTTGGCGAAACGGCAACCCAGACGTTTACCCGACTCGGCCAGGAAGTCGCAGCCACCGATGCCATCCTGCTGGCTATGGGCAAGAGCGCAGCCGAAGCGTTCGGTGGCGTCGGTCTGGCCTCGATTGCGGCGCGTGAGCATCTGATCGATCTGGCTGGCGGACTGGAATCGCTCGCCAGCAAAACCCAGTCGTACTACGCCAATTTTTACAGCAGCGAAGAGCAGGTACAACTGGCCGCCACGCAGGCGCAGAAGGTGCTGACAGAAGGCTTTGCCGAGATTGGCCAGAGCATCCCCGCCACCCGTGAGGCGTTCCGGGCTCTGGTAGAGTCGCAAGACCTGAGCACCGAGGCCGGCCGCAAGTTGTGGAACAGCCTGCTTGACTTGCAGGACGAGTTCGACACCGTAGCCGACGGTGCCGACGCCACCGCCGCCAGCATGCAGGCGGCAGCCGACAAGCTGGCTGCGGCATCTGACGTCGCAAGGCAGTCGCAAGGCTCGATCTTCGATGCCTTCGCCAGCGATGCGCAGAAGCTGGACGCCGCGCAGAGCATCGTCAACAACACGTTCGCGAGTATCGGTCGACAAGTGCCGGAAAACGCATCGGTGTTCCTGCAGCTCGCACAGAGCATAGACCCCGCTACAGAGTCCGGGAGAGCGCTGATAAGCGCACTGGACAGCGTGAGTGATGCGTTTGCTTACGTCCAGACGGCCTCCGCAGCCGCCGCCGCCGCCGCGCATCGAGGACTACCGCAATCGACTCGGTGTCGTCGAAGAGCCGGAGGACGCCGAGTGACGCTGGTGGCCGAAGCTCCGATGGTGGTTGCGGTCGGTCCGACGTGGCGGCGGAACGACGCGGGTCGATTTGTGCTGCCACGTCGGACGCTGGCGTGGGAACAAATCCCGTGGATCGAGAAGTACCTCGAACAGCCGGATGGGCCGGACGCCGGCGAGCCGTTTCGGCTGACCGAGGAACAGATGCGGTTCCTCGCCTGGTGGTACGCCATCGACGCGCGCGGTCGCTTCGTCTATCGGACCGGCATGCTCCGCCGGATGAAGGGATGGGGCAAGGACCCATTCGCGGCGGTTATCTGCTGCCTGGAAGCATTCGGCCCGTGCCGGTTTGGAGGGTGGAACGACCGAGGCGAGCCGATCGCAGAGGCGCACTACGCCGCGAACGTCCAGATCGCTGCCGTGTCGCAGGACCAGGTCAAGCGCAATACGATGAGCCTGTTCCCGCTGATCCTTTCGCAGCTGGCGATCGCTGAGTTCGACATCGACCTCGGGAAAGAGATCATCTACGGAAACGGGTCGCGCAATCGCATCGAGCTCCTGACCACCTCCGCCCGGTCGGCTGAGGGGCCGCGCCCGACCTTCATCCTCAAGAACGAGACCCAGCACTGGATCGCGGCGAATGGCGGGACGGATATGTCCGCCGTCTGTGCGCGCAACGCCGCCAAGTCACGGGACGGATCCACGCGCACGCTGGCAATCTCCAACGCGCACGCTCCGGGCGAGCTCTCCGACGCTGAGGTCGACTATGAGAGCTACCGCAAAGGCGACATCGGCCTGCTCTATGACAGCCTTGAAGCGACCTCGGCCGTCGTCGAGGCGCTGAACATCCTCAAACTCAACGCGGATGTCGAGGAGGCCGAAGCAGAGCGTTTGCACGCCATCCTCGAGGATGAGCTGCGCGCGTGCCGAGGAGACAGCGTCTGGCTCGACGTCGAGCGGATCATGGCCGAAGCACTCGCGCCTCGGACGCCGGTCAACGAGGCGTTGCGGTTCTACTTCAACCGCCTCGCTGCATCCGAGGACCGCGCGTTCCGCCGCGAGCGCTGGGACGCGCTCCTGCATGGCACTGAGCCGGGATACCGCGCCGAGCCCGGTGCGGCCGTCACGCTCGGCTTCGACGGGTCCGTCAATGACGACTGGACCGCGCTGATCGTCACCGAAGTAGCGACGGGAGTGCAGTGGCCGGCCGGCATCTGGGAGCCGCGCCAGGACGACGCGGGCGAGTGGAAGATTGACGTGAACGAGGTCGACGCGACGGTGGCGGACGTCTTCGAGCGCTATAGCGTCTGGCGGATGCTCGCCGACCCGTTCTACTGGCTCGAGATGCTGAGCGCGTGGGCGGGACGGTACAACCGGCCGGGCCATGAAGTCGTGGTCAGCTTCCCCACCACCAACCTCAAGGCGACCGCGCTCGCGATCCTCGACTACCGGAATGCTATCGAAGCGGGCGAGCTCTCGCACGATGGCGACCCGAGGATGGCCGCGGCGATCGGGAACAGCCACAAGCGGATGCTCAGCTTTCGGGACGACAAGGGAGAGCCGATGTACGTCATCCAGAAAGAGCGGCCGGGGAGCCCGTTGAAGATCGACCCGGCGATGGCCGGTGCGCTCTCCTGGCGGGCCCGCCGGGACGCGATCGCGGCAGGCGTCCTCGAGGATGGCGGGCCGGTGGAGGTGTTCTGGGTATGAGGATGGACGCTGAAGACCGGGAGCTGCTGCTCGTGTGGGGGCTACGAGCTGCGGCTGCGGCGACGGCAGTCATCGGTTCGGCGTTCGTCCTCGGTGCCGCCTGGCGTGTGTTCGAGCTCGTTCGGGGGTAGCCGCCGCGTACGGGTCAACTGTAGAATAAGATCATGGGAGTGCTCACACGAGCATTTCGACCGCAGGCGCTCGGTATCGGTACGGGCGGGTCTGTCGGCGTCCTCGACATCCTCCGCGGCGGATCGCCTGCTGCGACCTTCCAACAGACCACGCGCGCCTACAAGAACAACGAGATCGTTTCCTCGGCGCTCGACCTACTCTCCACCTCAACCGGAGAGCCGCAGCTGATCGGTCGTCGCTGGCGCCGGAACCGGGCCCAAAGCAAGGCCGAGAGCGGCGCCGCGATCCGTGCCGAGATGCGACGGCTCAACGCCTTCGGCGTGAAGAACCGCGTCGGGGCGCTCACTGCCGACGCCGTCATGGTGCGAAACGGCTTCTGGGAAGAGGTAGACGGCCACCCACTCGTCAAGCTGCTCAACAACCCGAACCCCTGGCGATCGCGGGCGCAGTTCTGGTCAGAGGTGTGCCTCGACCGCTACCTCGCCGGGAACGCCTACATCCTGAAAGCGCGCTACGTGGGCGGGCTGCTCGATGGCGCGGTCGGGGAGCTCTACCGGCTGCGCCCGGACCGCGTCGACCCCATTCCGGGCAACATGGAAGCCGGCGAACCGTTCCTGAAGGGGTACGCGTACCGCATCGACGCTCAGACCACGCGGGTCGTTCCGGTCAGCGACATCATCCATATCCGGGCGAACGACCCGCTCGACCCCTATCGCGGGCTCTCTCCGGTCGCATCGATCCTCGAGCGCGTGAACATCGACCAGTACATGCGGACGTTCCTGAGCACCTTCTACGCTCGCGGCGGGGCCAGCGTCGGCGCGATCATCAACGTCAAAGGCAAGATGGATCAGCCGCTGAAAGACGACATCCGCACCCGCTTTCGGCGGATGTTCGGCGGCGGCCAGTACGACATCCTCGTCTCCAACGCCGAGGACCTCACCTACACCCCGCTGGGCCTCGACCGCGGGCTGCGCGACGCCCTCCCGAAGGAGATCGACGCGGTCACCGAGGCGCGGATCGCGATGAAGCTCGGCATCCCGGGCTCAATCCTCGGCCTGTTGATCGGATACGAGAGCTCGAGCTACGCGAACAAGAGGCAGGACTGGCAGGTCTTCTGGGACATCACGATGGCCCCGCTACTCAGCGACTTCGATGACGTGCTGAATATGTCGCTCACCCCCGAATTCGGGGGCATCGACGAGGTCGCATTCGACCTCAGTGACATCCGAGCGCTACAGGAGGACTCCGAAGCGCTGAAAGAGAGCGCGCGAAAGGACTGGATGGCGGGGGTCGCGGGCTTCCATGAGACGAGGACCGCGATCGGCTTGCCGCCGGACCCGGACCAGGACGAGATCTTCGCCGTGCCGCGTGCGTCGGACTACGTCCCCACCTCCCGTCTGGCAGAGGAGCAGCACACACCAGGCCCGGTCGCGCCTCCCGGCGCCCCCACAGCGCTCCTCGAGGCCCCGCGATTCGGTCGACTGCGGATCGAAGATGACCCGGCTGCCCACGCCATCTACGAGGAAGCGGTGCAGCTCCGCCAGCGCTTCCCGCACCTCACCTGGGCGCAGATCGCGGCGCGAGTCGCCACCTCCGAGCGCACCCTGCGCGAGTACCGCCGGCGGTTCGCTGAATCTGAGGACGACGCCGACTAGGCGAATCCTGCCGGTCAATTCTGCCGGTTCCCGCCGAAACCTGCCGCTCTCGTGCGCGAGAGTCGGTGCATGGCTCGTGCGGTCAACTTCGAAACGAAGGCGCGCCTCGGCTGGCGCTTCACCAACGTCTCCGAAAACGAGGGGGTGATCGACCTCTTCGACGTCATCGGCGAGGACTGGTGGGGCGACGGCGTCAGCGCAAAGGATTTCATCCAGGAACTGCGCGACCTCGGCCCCGTCTCGAAGATCACTCTGAACATCAACAGCCCGGGCGGGTACGTCGACGAGGGGCTCGCGATGTACGACGCGATCCTCACGCATCCTGCGGAGGTGAC